TCAAATGATGAAGATGATGAACGTGAGGAACGACCTGCATCACGCGCCTCAGCTGAGCCTAAGACTCGGAGTACTCTTGTAGAAACTCTTCCTAAGGCAACTAGCGCCGGTGCTGGTGCTTCGGTCCGTCCACCGTGGGAAGGTGATGATATCAGCTTGTTTGAACGACTGGCTGAGGAAGATTAAGCAGAAGTGGGAACGGTACCACCACCACCACGAATCATTCCAGCAAGAACTCTCATAGCTTCTTCTTGATTTGTTGCTATGATTCGTGGTGGCGGGCCGGCCGGATTATTTGTGGCTGGTTGTATCCTAGGTGTATTTTGAGTACCTGGAATGGTTACTCCAGGTAACACGCCAGCAAAATATGTACTTCTACCGGTACCGGCGGCCGTGGCAGCTATTACTGCGGCCGCCGACCTATTTTCGGGTACTAGTGTCTCGGTTCTATTGTTTAATTCTATATTAATTCTTTGTATGCGCTCTTGAAGATGACGTTCTCTTGTTGCTATTGATTCAACAACACCACGACCTCTTCCTGAAACTTCTCTTACATAAAATGTATCATATAGCATTTCAGCCGAGCGCGTTGGATCACCATGTTCTATTATGCGACGTGCGACCTCAGCAGCTCCATGTAAATTTGCGTGTTGTCCTATTTGTGCTGCAATAGTATTTGCAAATTGTGATCTATCAGAGATTTCTCCTAATCGTCTTTCTATCCTTGACACTATTTGTCTACGCGCATCATCGGCGCTAACGCTATTTCTAATATTTTGTATGCTTTGTCTTTCTTCTTCATTAAATAAATTTTGAGATATTACATTCTCTGGTCTTTCAGGCGCTCTTTCAACTCTTTCTGCGACTTCTTCCGATTCTTCCGGCTGATTGTTTGATCTTTCAGGCGCTCTTTCAACTCTTTCTGCGACTTCTTCCGATTCTTCCGGCTGATTGTTTGATCTTTCTACTTCTGATTCTGTAGGTTCTCCTTCGCTTCGCGCCGCACTCGCGCGCAGACGAGCAAGGGTTTCAGCAGCACTTCCTTCAACCGGTCCAGCAGCACGTTGCATACGATCACCTACCGTCTCCGGAATAGCAGGAGTAGTACCTCCTTCACTCGGTCCAGCAGCACGTTGCATACGATCACCTACCGTCTCCGGAATAGCAGGAGTAGTACCTCCTTCACTCGGTCCAGCAGCACGTTGCATACGATCACCTACCGTCTCCGTAGAAGCAGCAGGAGCAGCAGAACCTCCTATGCTCTCTGCGCCACCTTGTGGCGCTGTAATACCAAAAAATGCAAGCATTCTACGCATTATATCAGTTACTTCATTCACAGCGGTTATTGTTGCTTGTATATCAGGGATAAAACTTAATGTTTCATCTACTCTTTCACCAAATCTAGTGATTTGTTCGGGTGTCATAAAATATGATAAAGCAGCAAATGTAGCAAAACCTAAGCCTGATATTCCTAAGAATGATGATAAAAATGAACGGCCGCCCCTTTCTCTGCGTGGAATTGATTCATATCTTTTTGTGTCTTCGCTAAGACTATCTTGAATTTGTTCTTGTCTATTTTCTCTTGCATTATTAATATCTTGTTGAAGTCTTTTATTATCATCGATTTGATTTTGTAAAGATATTCTTAATGATTCGACAGCCTTCTTTGTTAGACTGGCCGTATCTGATATATGGCGATATACATCTTTACGAAATGCATCAAAAACTGTATGTGCAACATACCTTTCTGAATCATTTCTTTCAATTCTATTTGTTTTCTGCAAAGATTCAACAACACTTTGTCTTACCATTCTATAACGATTTGCTATATCATGATATTGGCGTGTTCTTGGATCAAATGTTATTTGATCCAAGCTTGTCGGCTGATTTATTGTTAAATCTCTTAAATTTGCCATTAGACATACATCCTAACAGGTAATAGAAAAACGGCGACGTGTTCATTACCACCGTTGCCTGATCCAGCTGCGATTAATCTTCTACCAGAATGAGGATTATTTGATGGTTGCATATTTGAGGACTGATTTCCTCCTGGTAAACTTCCAGTCCCAGTTTGTGGGGATGCATTTGGATTATTTGATGGTTGCATATTTGAGGACTGATTTCCTCCTGGTAAACTTCCAGTCCCAGTTTGTGGGGATGCATTTGGATTAGTAGGTTGTGTGTTATTTTCTGATTGTCTATTACCACCATTTTCATTAATTAAACGTTGAGCTATACCTCTTCTTATAGACACATCACGTTCTATATGTCTTGGTCTTTCATATCGCCGTGCAATTATTTCTGCCGCATCTTCGGCTGTGGAAGTTGCTCTTAATGCATTTCCTGCTGAAGCTTCTGGGCCACCTGATGAAAGTTCCCATGCTACCGCTCTAAGTTGATCTTGAAATGACGATTCTAAAACGGATCTACCTAAAAACTGTTCAACTCTATTTCTTCGACCACCAGCATTATTCCATTGTGCTATACCATGAGAATTGCCATTATCACCCCGTATCGTAGGATTTAGATTGCTTTCCGCAATCAAATTAGAAACTATTCCAATTGATTGTTCTCTTGTATAACCATTTTGTTGAAAAAAACTTATTGCTTCAGATGCAGTTCCTGGTATACCTTGAGGTATTCTAACTGGTATACCTGGATCATTTGGTCTAATTTCAGTTCTTGTACTCTGGCCAGAAATTCTTCCTAACGGTCTAGAAAATTCTCTCTCAAGATATTCATTGAGTGTATTTGCCTCTTCTTCAAAATTTGGTCGATCAAGTAATCTTTCTAGGGCTACAGCACCTGCAATACCAAATGCGGCTCTCAATGCTCTACCAACTCCAGGTACACCCCTAAGAAATCTCAATGCTCTTAAAACACGAATTATTATACTTATCAATCTACCAACATATCTTACCATAGCCAATATTGCTTCAGCCAATGTACGAAATAATCTGAATATACCACTACCAACTAATCTAAAAAAATGCGATACGGCTTGAATAATTCTTCCAAACATATTTGTTGATTGAGGTTCTTCTTCAATCGCATCTTTTCTTATAATTCTAGCAGTTATTTTTTCTAGACGATCTTCTTCTCTTTCGTTTCTTTCTCTTTCTAATAATATTGATCGTTTTTCTTCTTCTTTGTTTATACCATTAAATAGATTAATCATTTCACTAAACATCTGTCTAATTTTTAGAAAAGATTCAGAAGCTTGAGATAGATTAATTCTTTCTATATTAAATGCAGAGGTTCGTCTAAATGTAGGTAACATTGATGTAATAGAGGCAAGAGTAGCCAGTCCAATCTTAGTGGAGCTTTCAACCAGGTTATATCTTTTTGCTGCATCCGCTAGACTAGCCAATTATGTCTCCCTGGCCGCTTTTTCTTTTTCTAGATGATTAACTAGCATATTAACATATATTTCCCTCTCCCAGGGTATCATATTTTCTATCTCTGTCAAACTATATTTGTGATGCTGCATCAATGAAAAATTCAACATATAATAGTTTGCTAGAGTATTATGAGAGAGGGCTATCAAAAAAAATCAGATATTCCTTTTAATGTTATTGTATCTACTTGTCCGCATTTTTGACAGGTATATGTAACCTCATGAGATAATGAAGGCATATTGCTGAAAAATGATGCAATATTTGCAAACTGCTGACTATTCAATGAGCCCAAAAATGCTTTGGAATCATTTAAATCATCTGGTTCATAAACTTCTTCATCATCATAAACAGATTCTATGCAACGAGCAATCATATCAAGTTCATCTAAATCATCACTTGATTTTTTTATATCCGCTAAAGTAGGATATCTCATTTTCATTGATAATTTGTCTGTTAATTTTATTTCATGCAAGCTATTATCCGGAAATTTCACTTTTACTTGGTCAAGATCAACTTCCACATCGGTTATAGCATCACATGGCTCACCTTTGTAATTCATTCCATCTTTGTGACGGTAAGATAACATTACTTTTTCGCTTACTGATTTACCGCGAACTTTTAAAAATAGATATTCAACATCAAAAGCAGGTAGCTTTTCTATATTGACATCTTCCGTCAATATACAGCTTGATATCATTTCAACCATTGCGCGTGTCATATGCTCTGGATCTTTAGATTCCATTGCGACAAGTAGATTTTTTTCTTCTTTCACTAAAAATGGACGATATGTAATTTCACGTCCATTAGAAGGAATAATTGTAGTGAAAGTCGGTGCTGATATTTTAGGTAATGCCATTACGATCTCCTATAATCTAAAATGAGGGTGGTCTTGGTATATTGAGGTTTTGACCTAAACCTCTTAAACCACCGGCCACTCCTTCTCTCCTAAAAAGACCAATCAAAGGACCAAATTGATTTAATCCGCCAATAATTCCTCTACCAAGTCTTTCTATATTTGCAAGTGCTTCAAGAGGTAGAGATTCCGGATGACGCTCTGTCGATATGAAATATTCTATTTCAACAGGAAGCTTTGCTATTCCATCAGATGCCCAATCTAAAGATACATCACCTATGCTAATTGGATAAGCTTCTTGAAGTTGTATTCTATATTGCGGAAATATAGTTCTATCTGTGCTTGAATCAAAATAATTTCTATTCAAAGGATTATAAACATCAAAGAAATCATTCAATAAATTTGAAATATCACCACGAACTAATCCGCTTGAAATTTCAAAAGCAGATGGAACTTGCCGCACTGGACTTTCAGCAAATTGCATTATATCAACAAGACCTACGATTTCATCATAATATGTTGCATTATACATACCTTCTCTTGGCCGGCGATTACCAGAATTTCTAGGGCCACCATAACCCCCACCAGAAACCGCAAGCTCTTGCCATGCCATGAATATTTCGCGCTCAACCATACTTTCACTAAGTATGACATTCAATCTCATAGTTGAGTTCATAAAAGAATATGGTATACGTCTCTCTGGACCATAATATCTCTGAGTCAAAGTCATCAAGCTTCTGCTAGGAATTGATGCAGATTCGACCCTAAGAGGTATGGCCGAAGTATCAAATAGATATTTTAATGCATCAGGTAAAGTGATCATGACAGAGAAAAGGTTTGGTTTTGCTAAACCCTTTTTACTTATTTCAGCCGAAAATTCGGAAACATTAAATCTACGGTTTGCCATTACTGTATCCTTGAATAGCTATCGCGATGCACTTGGCTTGTACTTGCTCCAGTAAATCTTTCTAGAGGCATAAACAGTGCGATATCCCAAGATGTTGGGTCTATACGAAAATATTTTGTGCGTACATGCGAAAAAAGATATTGCTTCAAGCACGGTTTATAAAACCTATAACGACTTACAGAGCTTAATAGCTTATATGATACCTGAAGGTGGGTGCGTTCATCATAATTGTCATCGCTTATGACAGTATAAAGCGCATCCATCAATCGAGCCCTAAGTCTCAATGGAAGATAATGCATATTGAGACCCATAAAACCTTGAGATGATGATGTACCAGCAGCACGGCCACCAAGTCTTGTAGAATCAAAAGGAATCACTAGGGGATATCTGTCATAATATGGAAGCTTGTCTTTTGTCTTTGGGTCATATGCAAACAAATACATTTGACCAATCATAGGAACGGATGTCATCGCGCTACGATCATTAGCCATAAGTGCATTTGGGCTCATCGCTACTTTGCTAGCCTGAACACGAAACCAATTGCGAGCCTGCTGGGTCTTATTTGGTAGCAGACCCTGCTTTTCCCCTTGGGTCAGCAGATTATCGAAAACATATGCTACCATTACTTTATACCCAATTCCTTTTCTGTGATTATAACAAACTCCCAGTTTCTATCAGCACAAAATTCGCGAGCAGCTTTCCATTTTGCGCTATTTATCCCATATCTGGCAACCTCGGTCAAATACTTTGCAGATGGCCTTCTCTTACCGTCATGAGGTGCTGGTGCAATGGTCTGCGCGGCAGGTTTCACTTCTATCATTTTGATAGTTATTTTTCCTGTTTTATCAATCATCTTAACAACAAAATCAGGAAAATATCTGTGCATTTTTCCATCTATAGGTGATCTATATGGTACTATGATTTCTTCAGACCCCCATTCAATTATATTTGGGTTTTTATCAAATTCGATCATGATTCTACGTTCCCATAGCGAACGAAATATGATGTTCGATGGGTTTCCACGATATTTCTTGGGGTTTATGGGTTGGTATTTGCCTTTGTATGCCACCTCTTATGTATGGCATAAATACAATACGCATCAAGATGGGGCTCATATAGATGTCAGGTTACGGGTTTAATATAGGTGGATTAGTTGGTAGAGGACCTTTACTTAGGTTTTCTCCTGGTCAAAATCCACCCAGAAATGTATCTGGTAGATCAACTTTATATTTTCCAAGCGATTATTCAAATATAGATCATCATATATCATTTCTTGTAAAAAAATTTACCAGAGTCACCAGAACATCTACCTTAAGTTCAGATACTCCATTATTTGGTAATCGTTCAATTAATGCGGCCTCGCCAATAGCACATATAACATTACCCATGCCTGCACAATTATCTGTAGGGTATGGTATTGAATATGCAGATCCTGAACTTACAGCTTTAGGTGAGCTTGTTGCTCATGCAGCCTCCATAGCTACACCAGAACAAGCCGGCGAAATCGCTGGTAATATTAGAAATGCGGTATCATCCGCAGGATCACAGTCTACAGGACAAAATGTTGCTGGAATGATGCAAGGAATGCAGCAAGCAATACAAAGGGCTCTTAATACAATACAAGGTGCATCTTCTCAACAAGGGGGGTTTGCCGCAGGTGTGGGTACAGCTACTGCGGCCGCAACAATTTCCAGAACTTTACCAAATCAACTTAATGCTGTTTTAGCCAATCTAACAGGTGTAGTAGCTAATCCCCATAAAGTTATATTATTTACAGGTGTAAAACATAGAACTCATACATTTACTTTCAATCTCTCACCAAAAAATAAGAGAGAAGGTGATGCTATGATGGGAATTATTTTTGAATTAAAAAGAGCTATGCATCCAAGATATGGTTTAGGTGAAAAACTTCCTCAATTTGCTTCTCAAATTTCTACTGGATTGGGAGCTCCTGAATTTGGTGCTGGCGCTGCGGAAGGGTTAAATACTTTTGGTGCTGCATCTAGAGCATTTTTTGAATATCCTAATGTTTTTGACATAGAATTTGCACAAGGTGATAGATCATTACAACCATCAGGTAATCCAATAAATGGAATATATCAGAATTTTGTTGGGAGCAGAGGTGGCACAAAAAGATTATTTTCGATAGGCGAATGTGTAATGGAATCTATGACAGTTGATTATCAACCTCTTAATTTTCCAGCTTATGTGGCTTCCATAAAAGAACCAAATGCACCTTTAATTCCATCACAAATAGTAATATCAATGGCATTTAAAGAAACTGATATAGTAACAAAAGATCAAATTGAACAGTATAATAGGTGATATATGGCCACTTATTTTTCAAATTTCCCAACGATAAATTATAATCTACCGTCTCTACCTAATTCGGTGCAAGCGACCGATATAACTCGTAGATTCATATTGCGTGATTTTTATAAAAGAAATATATTATCATTTTTTACATATGATATAGCAGAAGGCGAAAGACCAGATTTGGTTGCTTTTAATTTGTATGGTGATCCTATGTTGGACTGGCTTGTATTATTACCAAATGAGATATTAGATCCACATTATCAGTGGCCACTAACAACAAATCAATTTAATGATTATATCAGAAAAAAATATGGTAGTGTTTCTACAGCCATGGCACAATCCCATAGATATGAGCAGATAATAAGACAAAGATCCACTTATACAAATAATGACGGCGAAACAATAACAATACCTGAACAAACTTTAATAGTGGATCAAACCACTTATACTTCATTGTCACCTTCTTCAAGAAAAGTTATATCCAAATATGATTATGAATCTGGATTAAATGAGAGAAGACGTAATATATCAATAATTGAACCAAGTCAAGTACCCGGTATAATCGAACTTTTTAGAAATCTATACAAATGACACAACCAGTCTCAGGTTCGGGTTTAATCCATGGATTATCGATTGAATCCACATCTTCTAGAGTGACTCTTGATTTCAAGAGCATTTTTACGGAGATTAGCTATTATGAAAGCTTAAATTCACCATCAACTTCAATGACAATATCGGTGGCTGATGCTGTGTCATTGAAATCAAGCTTGCCTATCATAGGAGGAGAAACTGTTCGGTTTTCTTTTTCAGATAGTGAACCTGAATCTAATAGAATTTCTGGTAGAATGCAAGTTTATAAGCTTTCTGGTTTAAATAGAATACAACAATCGGTAGACACATATGATTTGTTCTTAACAACACCTGAGATGTTAAGGGATAGTTATGAAATTGTAGAATCTTCTTATAAAAATAAAAATATAGATTCTATGTTAAATGAAATTTTTCAAAGTTATATTCAAAAAATTTCAAATAAAAAAATTGTTACGGTAGAACCTACTGACGGATTATATACGACAACTTTTGCTAGAATAAGTCCATTTACAGCATTGACACATTTGGCAGATGAGGCCAAATCCAAAAATGGTCGCAGTAGTTCAAATTATTTCTTTTTTGAAACATCTAAAGGTTATACATTTGCTTCGTTTCAATATCTGATGCGCCAACCTGTAAAGAAAATTTACTATTATTTACAAGATAGAATTCCTGGTGATGTTCAATTTGATAGAAATCGTATAACAGCATTAGAAGAACCTGTTGGTTTTGATTTAATCTCTGGTGTGGTTGAGGGTCAATTTGCAACTCAAGTATTAACATTAGATCCTGTAGCAAAAAGATTTCGTAGATCAGATTATTTGTATAATAGAGATTTTTCTTCGATAGAAAGATCCAATCAATATCCTAGATTAGCGCCTGAAACTTCACAGAGATTTGGATCATCTCCATCTCGCGAAAAATTCATAGTGTCAAATTCATATAGAGGCAGCATACCTTTTGTGTCTGAAAATGAATCAGATACACAAAACGTTTTTAGAAGACGACAAGATTTTTTAGCTCGTGAAACATCATTAAACGGCGAATTATTTTCAAATGTTACAAAAATATTAGTTCACGGTGATTCTAGTCTATCTGCTGGCGATACAATTTACATACAAATACCAAAAGGTGGTGAAAGCTCAATAACAGAAAGACAGATGGATGGGTTTACCGGAGGCAAATATCTTATAACAGCTTTATGTCATAGATTTAGTCCTGGTGCAACAACCTATGTGACTGCTATCGAGTGCGTTAAAGATGCTTATTCTCAACCTGTGGATGGGAGGCAGTAATGCCGATTCGTGATAAAGATTGGCTTGGTATAAACGGGTTTATTTGGTTTGTTGGTATAGTTGAAGATAGGGCCGATCCGCTAAAGATTGGTCGTGTGCGTGTAAGATGTTTTGGGTGGCATACTGAAGATAAAACAAAACTTCCGACTTCAACTTTACCATGGGCCCAGGTTTTGGTACCTGTCAATTCTGCATCAACTAGCGGTGTTGGTAATTCACCTACAGGACTTTCTGAAGGTTCATGGGTCATAGGATTCTTCATGGACGGCAAGCGCGCCCAGACTCCTATGATACTCGGATCATTTCATGGTGTTCCTGGTGATGACAGTAATTCTAATCAAGGTTTCAATGATCCTTATGGTACATATCCTTTAGAAAAAGGCACACCTGATACATCATTATTATCTTTGGGTGGAGATGCATATCTGGATCATCCAAATACTCAAGATCGTATATCAACTAGAGTTACTGATGTACCAGAAGCTGCAATTAGAAAAACTTCATCCGTAACATATGATGATATTGATGAAACAATTTATGATACACCTACGTGGAGTCAACCAGAATTACAAGGATTGACTATTCCACCTAAGTATCCATATAATCATACTCGAACAACAGAATCTGGTCATATTTTTGAAACTGATGATACTGTAGGGGCCAGACGCATACATGAATATCATGCATCAGGAACAAATCGCGAAATTACTGATGATGGTACTAGAATTACACGGGTTGTTGGTGATGATTATGAAATAGTGGTTAGAGATAAAAAAGTAATTATATTTGGTTCATGTAGTGTGACAATAGCAGGTGATGCTAGATTAAGAGTCGATGGTGATATGGTGCATGAAGTTTTAGGTGATTATCATTTATATGTAAAAGGTGAGATGACTACAAAGATAGAAGGTAATAGAAATACAGAAGTTATTGGTTCTGAAATTACGCAAATAAACACAAATGATTCAAAAACTGTTGGTGGTACTAGAACTAGAATTGTTGGATCAACAACTACGGAAACTTATGCTGATATCATACAAAGAACAATAGGGAGTAATGTTACAGAAATGATCAAGGGTGATATTCTTGTAGCAGCTAGTGGTAAGACATCATATTTAACTGGAACAACTATGGAAGTTGCGGCAGGAACAGATATGACTGTAGCCGGAAAATCAACTGTCACTGTAAATTCTACGGGCCCAACGACAGTTAAGGGATCAAGGGTGGATCTAAATCCATGACAACACCACCCATTGGGCTCCCACCACCAAATACTACACCATGCGGTGCTGGTACTGGTATACAAGCTGTCACTAATACTATTAATGGAGCTATCACCACTCTTGAAGATGCTGCACAAGCAATTTCATCTTTACCTGGACGAATAGAAGCGGCAGTAAATTCTGCTATAAATTCTGCTCAAAGAGAATTGATAGGCCCAATTCAATCACAAGCAAATGAAGTTATTGGAGAAGTAAATAGACTTTTAGAATTTGTAAATGATCCCGCAAGATATCTTGCACAATATCTAAGAATACAAACTCTATTTCCTAATTTGGATCTTCGTTCTCTTATAGATCGATTACTTAGGGGTGTAGGTATCTGCGCGGCCGTAGGAGCATCAGGTGTTGGCGCACCACAGCATCCACCATCATCATCTACTGCGCAGCAAGCGCCACCGGCCGCGCCTGTCGGCGGCGCGCCGGTACCAGCACAACCACAAAATAACTCAGCTGCATCTCAGGCTGGGCCTCCACCTCCTTAGTACCTGATAAATATGGCGCATACGGAGATAATATATGGCCAGCGCAATAAAAACGCCAGTATTTAAA